CATGATCCAAATTGGATCGCTAAGCGTGTGTGAGGCCGGTGCTGGCGCGTTCAGAGGTAACACATGCACCTGCATGAAAAGCGATGCATAAAGCGGGCAGGCGTGGCGGGGATAGCATTGCGCGCGGTTAGGACAAACATGTTTTAACATGGTATATTTACTCTTTTCAAGCATTGAAGTTTAGAAGTAATCAATGGTTGGGGGGTGCTATCCAATTTTGATTGTTTCATTAAACATTACCTAGTAGCGATGATATTATGAAAAATCTTTCAGACATTTTAAAAGTAGATAAAAAACTTCGCACTTTTGGGGTTCATGCGCAGGAGATTTCCGAGCATTTGATAAATTTATTGACGGCTTTTACGAAAAAGGAACAAAGTAATAGTAAGCATCGGGATTTATTAATATCTTTAGCTCAAGAAAGAAAGGGTGAAATATTGGCTGAAATCACCTCCAAAGTTGCAGAGTTAGATGAGATTAAAGTTCGGTTGCAACAAGATCCCGATAATGTAGTTGATAAAAATTTATACCAAAAAAAAAGGGATGAACTTGAAGTTGTCGAGTTAAAGCGAGAGAACTTAGCCGACACATTGAAAGAAATGCGAACTATGGTCGAAGATGATCAAATGATTGGAGCCGATGTCGAAGATGTTTTGAAATCTTTGAAGAAATATAACAATAGTTTTTCTGAAGATTTTATTTCGGCGTTGCATATCGTTGGGAAAATCAAGGACGGTCAAAATGAGTAATCAATCCTCATCTTTTGATGAAATACTAGCTGAATTAAAAGATATTGATGAGCAGAAAGAGAAGAATGATCAAGCTGTTTATAGAGCCTCTTGGGAGAGAACTGCAGCAAAAGAGAGCGGAACCAGAAGTGGGCTCACATATTTATATATTGTGAGTTTTTTCATACTAATAGTTCTGAGCGGGTTATTTGTTCTACTATATAACTCCTTTGTAGTAGACTGGGCAATGAAATTGCAAGAAAAAGGATTGACGCAGCTAGCAGATAAAATCATTCCACTTGAACTCGATAAAGTTCTTTCAATCCTCATTGGAGCCTTTGGAACCTCTTTGGGTTTTATAATCGGTTATTATTTTAAAGAAAGCCAACGAAAATAACGCCTGCTAACAGGCGTTGTCATTATATAAGTTGATAAGGCCTGAAGCTTACAACATCTATTCCAATCCAATAATTTATTTCCTTCAATCGCTCCTGCAGCGGCGTCAGCTCATTACGCACGAACACCTGCGACGCTTTCACTGCATCCCCAAACCCGCCGGAGTTGTCCGGGATAATTCCCATCATCTGCGGCGGCACGCGGTGCGCGCTTAACAGGTCATCGCGGCTGGCTTTCTTGATATTAAAGAAATCGTCTTTCGTCGCCACCTCGCTGAGCGGCAGTATCTTGATCCCGTCCGGCTTGCCGTTCGGCGCGTACATGAACAGGTTGCGGAAGTTACCCAGCCCTTTTGTGTCGCGCATCGCCTGGCGCATCCGGTCAACGTCGCCGCTGCTCTGCGCCGCGTCGGTCATGTAAAGGATATAACCAGCGTGCGCGCCATTCTGGTAATACTTGCGGCGGAACAGCGTCGCCGCCTCATTCAGCCAGGCGGAGTTAAGCGCGCTGAGGTATTCCGGCAGGCCGTACAGCTCCTGATTAATGTCCGGCTCCAGCAGATGAAACACGCTGCCGGCCGAAAATTCGTGCGGCTCTTTCCAGTCATTCACAAACCAGTAAACGCCATCCTTCACCCCCCTGCGGGTGAATTTGGCCGGTGTGGTTTCAAGGCGCAGCGGCTTACCCAGCCCGTTGCGGCGCAGCTCGGCAAAGGCGTTGCCAAAGACCAGGTAATCAAGCGCAAACTTGCTGAACTCCTGCTGACTCATCATCGGATGCGGAACAAAAGTTGAGGCCAGAATGTTGCGCTTCACGTAAATCGGCGAGCTGTGATGCACAGCCGAGCGCAGGCTCTTGGCCAGCCCGCTAAAGCTGACCGGCGGCTCAAACCAGCGCCCGTTACCGATGCACTCGGCGTAATCAAGAATGTCGCGCTTATCCATGACCGGCGTCGGATCGCCAAAGGTAAAGGCCTCGGCGTGCTGCTGCGGTGCGTTTGCCTGTACCGGCTGTGTGGTGGTGTGGGCCTTGCGGCCTCTGCGTTTGCTCATCAGTAAAATTCCAGAATTGAGGGATTAGCGCCGCCGCTGGCTGCGGTAAGCGGTTCGTTTAACAGTGCGTGCATGATTGCCCAGGCGACGTCAGCATGGCTGGCTTCTTCGCTGCGGCTCGCCTCGTAAGTTGAGCGGTTGCCGCTGGCCGTCATGGTTTTGCGGATAGCCATAAACGACTGCGTGATATCCGTCGCACCGGCGTCATACTCAAGCCGCCCGCTGCTGATGGTGTCTTTTGCCTTCAGTACCATCGTTGTTTTCACTTCCGGCGAGTATTTGATTTCACGCGCGGCCGGGTAAAACTGGCGTACCAGCTGGTAAACACCCTGGCCGATGCCGGTCGCATCAACGCCGATATATTCCACGGTGTATTTTTTCGTTAAGTCCTCGATAGATTTCGCCTGCGCGGCAAAGTCCATGCCCCGCCACTGGTGACGCTCCAGCACGCGGAACTTACCGCCCGCAACGAGCGGCGGCGCGATTACCGCACAGCCTGCGCTGTCCCCGGTATGCGACGGGTCATACCCAATCCAGACCGGCCGGTATGCAAACGGGCGCGGCAGGTACGGGTTAAAATCTTCCCACTCTTCTAGGCTGTCGATCATGCAGCTCTGCAGCTCTGCAAACGGGAACACGCTCGCCTCATCATCGACAAAATCACACATCAGCAGGTTCTGATATTCCGCCGGGCTGTATTCAAGCTGCAGCTGGTCAATGTCGAACAGGTTGCAGCCGCCAGTAAGCGCATCCTCAACCGTGACAATCTGCCGCCACTGCCCGTCACCGCACAGCGCGCCTTTTGCCAGATGAGAATGCGACAGGTCTATCTCGATGCGATCATCTTTGCTGCGACGCCCCTTGTTAAACAGCTCGCCTGACCAGAACGGATAAGCGCTGTGTGACAGGGCCGACGGCGTGGAAAAGTAGGTGGTGCGCCATTTCTTGTGCAGCGACATGCCGCTGGCGACTTTGCGCAGCTCCTGGAATTTCGGGATCCAGAAATATTCATCCAGATAGAGGTTGCCGGTGTAGCTCTGCGCGGTACGCACGTTCGTGCCGAGAAATATCAGGCGCGCCCCGTTCGGCAGCACGATGGGATCGCCTTTCAGGTCAACGTCAGCCTGGCGGGCGAAGTCGATGATGTAGTTTTTAAAGACGTGCGCCTGCGCTTTGCTGGCTGAAAGAAAAATCTGATTACGGCCGGTGGTCAGCGCATCGATCAGCGCCTCGCGGGCAAAGTAGAACGTTGCGCCAATCTGGCGCGACTTCAGGATATTGCGGATGCGGTGAGTCAGCCCGGCTTTATGCCAGTTGAGCTGATACTCAAAGCAGTTATCCATAAACACGCCGGTCAGCTTGTCTACCTGTTCCTCGCTGAACTCATTTTTAACAACCGGCTGGCGCTCGCCTTTGTTGCGGTTGCGCACGTTGGGGTTTAAGTCGGCCTCGTTGCCGCTGCTGCGGTAGCGCTCAACGCGGGCAAGGCGCTCAATCTGACGGCCGAGCGCGTCTATCTCTTTGTAATCACCATTCCCCTTTACCTCTTTCATGATGAGCTGAATCAGCCGGGCTTCCATGCTGGATTCCACGCGACTGATGGGCGCGACGTTGTCCCACGCGTCGCGCAGCTTCCAGCTCTGCACGGTTGGCGTTTTCTGTCCGAGCGTCTCCGCAATCTGGCGCACGGAATAACCCTGCCAGTAAAGCAGCGCGGCCTGACGGCGCGGATCGCTGATGATGGTTGTCGGTGTCATATTCATACCGGCAAGGCTACCGGTGCCGAAAATGGCGCGCCTGCTGTCCCTGTTTGCTGATGCATCAGCGGGCTGGCATTCGTTGAGGGATTGTGTGGCGACGGGGAAACTGGCCCCGAACCGACCCAACACCTGACCGGAGCCTGATTAATGGCAGCAATCAAAGCAAAGCGTTTTCGTATCGCAGTTGAAGGCGCAACCACTGACGGCCGTGTCATTTCCCGTGACTGGATTTCGCAGATGGCGAAAAACTACAGCCCGGAAATGTACGGCGCACGCATCAACATGGAACACATCCGGGGCTATGCCGCTGACAGCACCTTCCGCCGCTTTGGCGACGTGACCGCCGTCGAGGCGGAAGAAATCGGCGAAGGCCCGCTCAAAGGCAAGCTGGCGCTGTTTGGCTGGATTGATCCGACGCCTGAGCTGGTCGAGCTGACCAAAGCGCGCCAGAAAATCTACACATCCATTGAAGTTAACCCTGAGTTCGCCGACACGGGCGAGGCGTATCTGGTCGGTCTGGCCGTCACCGACGACCCGGCAAGCCTCGGCACTGAAATTCTGAGCTTCAGCGCCACGGCCAAAGTTAATCCGCTGGCATCCCGCAAGCTGGATAAAGGCAACCTCTTTACCGCCGCTGAAGAAACCGTGATCGAGTTTGAAGAAGTGACCGAGCCGTCACCGTCGCTGCTGGCGCGCATCTCCGCGATGTTCTCTGCCAAAAAGAAAACCGATGGTGAGCAGTTCGCCGACGTCAGCGCGGCGGTAACGGCCGTCGCTGAGCAGGTGCAGCTGAATGCTGAGAGCCAGACGCAGGAGCTGTCTGCGCTGGAGCAATCCGTCACCGCACGTCTGGAGGCTATCGAGCAGCAGGCCGGGGAAGACCGCGCCGCTTTCGCTGCGCTGCAGGGCCAGCTTTCGCAGACCGACGGCAGCTTTAACCGCCGCCCGGCGGCAACCGGCAGCGATCCGAAGTCCGGCGCGCAGACCGACTGCTAATCAGGCGTTGCCTGAACGTTAAAACCCAACACAGAGATAAACAGGAACGCCAATGCGCAAGAATACCCGCTTTAAGTTTAACCAGTTCATGACCCGCCTCGCCGAGCTGAACGGCGTCGAAACCGACGACATGAACAAGAAATTTACCGTTGAGCCGACGGTCACGCAGACCCTGATGAACCGTGTGCAGGAGTCTTCCGACTTCCTGACCCGCATCAACATCGTGCCGGTGTCCGAAATGAAGGGCGAAAAAATCGGGATCGGCGTATCCGGCTCGATTGCCAGCGTGACCGACACGGCAGGCGGCGACGAGCGCGAAACCGCTGACTTTGCTGCGCTGGATAAGCAGGGCTATGAGTGTGTGCAGGTCAACTACGACTTTCATATCCGCTATAACACGCTCGACCTGTGGGCGCGCTATGAAGATTTTCAGGCCCGCCTGCGTGATGCCATCGTGAAGCGCCAGGCGCTTGACCGCATCATGATCGGCTTCAACGGCGTGACCCGCGCCAAAACCTCGAACCGCGCCAAGAACCCGATGCTGCAGGACGTGGCCGTCGGCTGGCTGCAGAAGTACCGCAACGATGCACCGGCGCGCGTGATGAGCAAAATCACCGAGGAAGACGGCACCGTCGTTTCTGAAAAAATCCGCGTCGGCAAAAACGGCGATTATGCCAACCTCGACGCGCTGGTGATGGATGCCACCAATACCCTGATCGAGCCGTGGTATCAGGAAGACCCGGAGCTGGTTGTTATCGTGGGCCGTCAGCTGCTGGCTGACAAGTACTTCCCGATCGTCAACCAGTCGCAGGCCAACACCGAGCAGCTGGCCGCTGACGTCATTATCAGTCAGAAACGCATCGGCGGTCTGCCAGCGGTACGCGTGCCGTACTTCCCGGCCGACGCCATGTTTATCACCCGCACCGATAACCTGTCGATTTACTGGCAGGAAGGTACGCACCGCCGCCTGATTGACGAGGTGCCCAAGCGCGACCGTATCGAAAACTATGAGTCCATCAACGAGGACTACGTGATCGAGGATTACGCGGCCGGTTGCCTGGTTGAAAACATCGAAGTCGGTGTGTTCGCTGAACCTGCAGCCACAACGCAGGAAGCAGCGGCAGAAAACGGCGGCGCTACCGGCACCGAAAAAACGGAGGCGTAACGCATGTTAAGCCCTGCCCGACGTCACCGCATGCGCCAGCAGGCTATTGAAGCCTCGCAGAACGCCGACAACCCGCTGCGCTACGCCAGCGGCTATGAGCAGATGCTCATCAAGCTCAACGACGACAAGCGCCGCCTGAAGAAAGTGCACTCTAACGAGCGCAAGGCGGAAATGAAGCGTCAGCTGCTGCCTGAGTACCTGCCGTGGGTGTCCGGCGTGCTGGAGAAAGGCAAAGGCGCACAGGATGCCGTGCTGATGACCGTCATGATCTGGCGGCTTGATGCGGGCGACGTGCCTGGCGCGCTGGAGATTGCCAGGTACGCGCTGATGCATGGCCTTGTGTCGCCTGACGGCTTTAAGCGCGCCAGCCTGCCTTACCTGCTGGCCGAGGAAGTCGCCAGCGCGGCAACGCGCGCCTGGACGGCAAAAGCGCCGGTCGATGTTGACCCGCTGCTGGCAACCATTGCGATGACGGAATCCGAAGACATGCCCGATCAGGTGCGCGCCAAGCTGCACAAGATAACCGGGTATGTGCTTCGCGATGCGGGCAGGGCTTCGGAGGCGATGACCCACCTTGCAAGGGCGCATCAGCTGCACGACGGCTGCGGCGTCAAAAAAGACATTGAGCGGCTGGGAACGGCGATAAAAAAACAGGCCATCGCCAGCCGCTGACCGAACGCGACCCCGCGCACGGGCGGCAGGACGGCAACGCACTTTCAGTGTCTGCGCCGTCCTCCACCGCCCACCTATTTCAAAGGCCGATTATGAATAACACGGTTGTTATCCCCGCCCCGCGACCGGCAGACGCTGCCGAGCCGCCGGTAAAGAATACGTTTTTCTGGCCTGACATTGACCTGCAACAGCTGCGCGATTCGCTGCGCTATGAGGGAACGGTCACGGCGCAGCGCCTGCGCCTTGCCGTGAAGACAGCAATTTCAGAAGTAAACGCCGAACTGTACGACTGGCGCGCCGCGCAGATTGCGGCGGGCTTTAAGGTGCTGGCCGACGTGCCTGCGGAATCGCTGGACGGCGAGAGCGAAAAGATTACGGCCTACCTTGCCGCCGTCAGTGCGCTGACCGCCGCCACCATCGTTGAGCGCTATCGCGGCTATGACGCCAGCGGCACGAAAAAGGCGGGCGAAATCGAGGCGAGCGCCGACGAGTACTGGCGCGATGCGCGATTCAGTATCAGCCGCATCGCCGGTAAGCCGGGCTGCATTGTGGATCTGCTCTGATGAACGTTTACGCGCAGCAGGGCGATACCGTTGACGAAATCTGTCAGCGCTATTACGGGCGAACAGGTCAGGCCGTCGAGCTGGTTTATGCGGCTAATCCGGGCCTGGCCGAAAGCGGGCCGGTGCTGCCGCACGGCTGTGAGGTAACGCTGCCCGATCTGCCTGAATCTTCAGCTGGTGAAACCGTCAACCTTTGGGACTGAAAATGGAAAAAATCAGCTCTGTGATCAACTACCTGATTGGCCTCATCCTCATGTGGTTCGGCCGTCATACGCCACAGGATATCGCCTTTATGGTCGGTTCCGGCGTGGCCGTTATCACGCTCATTACTAACGTGGCGACGTTCTTTATCAACTGGCATTACCGCCGTAAAACCTACGAGCTGCAGCGCCTGCGGGGGGTGAGCCTTGAGCCAGACCGTTAAACGCTGCGCCGTGGTGGCCGTGCTGGCGATTGCTGCGCTGCTGCCTCAGTTCAAAACCCTGAAAACGTCCGAGGCCGGACTTGCGCTTATCGCCAACGCCGAGGGGTGCCGCACCTCGCCCTATCAGTGCAGCGCCGGAGTCTGGACTAACGGAATCGGTCACACAGAGGGCGTGACGCCGCAAAGCCAGATCAGCGAGCGACAGGCGGCGGTCAATCTGGTGTATGACGTGATGCGCGTCGAGCGCGGGATCGATGCCTGTATGCGCAGCGATATGCCACAGCCGGTCTATGACACGGCCGTTTCATTCGCCTTTAACGTCGGCGTGCGCGCGGCCTGCAGCTCGACCTTTGTCCGTTACATCATGATGCAGCACTGGCTTGATGCCTGTAATGAGCTGCGGCGCTGGGTGTTCGTTAAGGGCGTGAAAAATCGCGGGCTGGAAAACCGCCGCGCTGCGGAAACAGCCTACTGCCTTCGGGGTGTGTCATGACGCGTCTGATAGCTCTGTTTCTGGCCGTCGCGCTTCTGGCGCTGGGCGTAACCGGCTGGCAGTGGAAAGTAGCCAGAGACGACCTGACCAGCGCGCAGCGCGTTATCGGCACTCTGTCGGCCGGTATTGAGAGCCGCGACAGGGCAATAGCCCGGCTGGATACCGATGCGAGGGCCAGCCAGAAGCTTGAGGCCGAGCTGCGGCTGATGCAGGGGCGCGCCAGCACGGCCGCGCTTAACCGTGAAATGACCATACAGAGAGAAACCGATGCGAATCCGATACTGCGTAACTGGTCTGCTGCTGCTTTGCCTGACGATGTTATCCGGCTGCACGCCCGCCCGGCCTTCAGCAGCGCCAGAGATTATCTGGATTGGGTGTCCGCGCGTGACAAGCTGCCCGGTGCCGGGAAACAGCCTTAAAACGGCGGGCGATCTGGCGGCTAACAATCGTCAGCTTGAGGCCGCACTCGCCGCCTGCGGGCTGCAGGTCGAAATAATCAAAGACTGCCAGGAACAACACGATGCTGAAACCACAACAACTGCGCCAGGCGCTGACCGACAGTGTGCCGGACCTGCAACGAAACCCTGACGCGCTGAACGTGTTTATCGACAGCGGGCGCATTGTCTCGACGCTTGCCAGCTCGCTGTCGTTTGAATACCAGTACCGGCTTAACATGGTTATTACCGACTACGCCGGTAACATCGACCTGCTGATCGTGCCGCTGCTTGCCTGGCTGCGAACGAATGAACCCGACATTATGGCAAGCGAGGAAAAGCGCCGGACAGGCTTCACCTTTGAGGCGGACGTTATCAGCGACACGGCCAGCGATATCAGCATTGAGCTGCAGCTGAGCGAGCGCGTGATCGTGAAGCAGGCCGACGACGGGCTGCACGTGACCCACGTCGGCGAGAACCCGCTGCCGGAGAATGACGCGCGGCCGGTGCAGCTTTACGTTAAAGGCGAGCTGGTCAGCGAGTTACAGACGTGAGCGAGCTGCAGCTGGTAAATGATCGTCTGGAGGCGCTTATCAGCAGCCTGTCAGCCCCGGCGCGTAAAGAAATGGCGCGAACCATCGCGAAGAAGCTGCGCGCGAGTCAGCAGCAGAACATTAAGCGCCAGCAGGCACCTGACGGCACGCCGTTTAAGCCCCGCAAAACGCCGCCGGTGCGCAGCAAAAAGGGCCGTATAAAGCGCGAGATGTTCGCCAAGCTGCGCACGGCTAAGTACATGAAGACGCAGGCCAGCCCGAATGAGGCCGTGATCGAGTTTGCAGGTAACGTGCAGCGCATGGCCCGCGTGCATCATTACGGGCTGCGTGACCGGCCATCGCACAAAGGCAAAGAAGTGCAGTATGAGGCCCGCCCTTTGCTGGGTATTAATGAGCAAGAGATAAAAATGATTGAGGATTTAATAATTTCAGCACTAATATAATAAAAAATGACGAGGGGCTGCTTAATGTTGAACGACCTATTTTTCAAAGTGATATTTTTGCTGCTAGGGCTTGCCCTAATTATTGCGAGCGCTATAAACGCTACAATAGGTAATGCTTCTGGAGGTACAATTTGTCTGGTTGCGGGAATATTAACTATAATTCTTTTTCAATTTGATGTTAAAAGTTTCAAGGTTTTTGGGCTGGCAGCAGAGCTTCGGGAAAAGTTAACAGAAGCCGACGAAATATTAGATAAATTGCGGGCAATATCTATCCCGGTTAGTGAGATAGCTATTTCAGCCGCATCTCAATCTGGAGGATATCAGCAGCATTTGAGGAGAGAGCAGTTACATGATTACGTCTCATCTATTAGCAATGCGCTTGAACAAATGAAAGTGAGCAAGCAAAAGATTGAGGGGGTCAAGCGTGGATGGTACACCGCCACTGCGGTTAACATGGCCGTACCAGTTATTCAAGGAATCAGATATAAACTTACCTCTGCATGTGCTGAGCTTGAAAAAATCAATGGAGAAATTCTGTCAGGGGCATCCAATTATTCGGCAGATCAAGCTAAAGAGTTTGATGAGCTTTATATAATGGCTCAAATTGAACTGCACGAGTTTGATGAGAGCATGGATTTAAACAAAGACTACAAGTCATATCCAAGTTTTTTAAATAATCTAATTAATAACTCGAAAACTTTAAAGCCAGAAGTTAAGGAAGAGCTGAGAAATAGATTTAAGGAAGAACTCTTAGATCTAGATTATTTAATAGAAAAGCAAGAGTTAAGAAGGCCTGACGTCTGGTTCAGGTACTAATCGGTTCTGATTTGTTCTGTAGTATCTCACCAAACTCCAATCTTTTGAGGATGCGCCATTTTAGCGGCATCCTCACTCCATGAATGAACAACTCTTCGAAATTCAGCGCCTGCTGCGCAACCTGATCCGCATCGGAACCGTGTCGGCCGTCAATCTTGACGGCGGGCTGTGCCGTGTCGATACAGGAAAAAACACAACCGGCTGGCTGCACTGGCTGAGCGCCCGCGCGGGTAAAACCCGCTCCTGGAATGCGCCGTCAGTCGGTGAGCAGGTTCTTATTCTGTGCCTCGGCGGCGAACTTGATACCGGCTTTGTGCTGCCGGGTATTTTCTCGGATGACAACCCGGCTCCGTCTGCCTCGGCCGATGCACTGCACTGGTCATTTCCTGACGGCGCGGTGATCGAGTACGAGCCGGAAACCGGCGCGCTGACCGCAAACGGCATACAGACGGCAACCATCAAAGCGGCGGTAAAAATCCTGTTCGACTCGCCAGAAGTGGAATGCACAACGCTGCTCAAAACTGCGCAACTGGAAGTCACAAAGGGCGCAACGATGAAAGGCGACGTAACACATACCGGCGGCAGTCTGTCCTCAAACGGCAAAGTGCTGCACTCGCATATCCACCCAGGCGACAGCGGCGGCAAAACGGGGGCGCCAGTATGACAACCGCAAAATACATTGGCATGAACCGGGAAACAGGCGGCGCGCTGACCGACCTCGATCACATCCGGCAGTCAGTGCGTGACATTCTGCTGACCCCTGTCGGCACCAGGGTGATGCGCCGCCAGTATGGTTCGCTTTTATCCGCGCTGATTGGCCAGCCGCAAAACGAGGCGCTGCGCCTGCAGATTATGTCGGCCTGCTATCTGGCGATCCTGAAATGGGAGCCGCGCGTAAAGCTGACCGCCATCAGCTTTGAGTCGTATATCAACGGCGCAATGGTGGTTGAGCTTAGCGGCAACCGCACCGACACCGCGCAGCCTTTTTCCTTAACCGTTCCTGTGAGCTGAGACTATGGCAACTATCGACCTGAGCCAGCTGCCCGCGCCCGATGTGGTGGAGTCGCTGGACTATGAAACCCTGCTGGCCGAGCGAAAGGCTACGCTGATTTCCCTTTACCCGGCCGATCAGCAAAACGCCGTCGCCCGCACACTGACGCTTGAGTCTGAACCCATCGTTAAGCTGCTGCAGGAGAATGCCTATCGCGAGCTGATCCTGCGTCAGCGCATCAACGAGGCGGCAAAGGCCGTCATGGTTGCGTATGCGCTGGACGGCGACCTTGACCAGCTCGGCGCGAATAATGGCGTACCCCGCCTGATCATTACCCCGGCCGACGATACAACCAAGCCGCCGACCGCCGCCGTGATGGAAAGGAACGATGATTTCCGGCTGCGCATCGCCTCCGCCTTTGAAGGGCTGAGCGTGGCCGGACCAACCGGCGCTTATGAGTACCATGCCAAAAGTGCTGACGGCCGCGTAGCCGATGCCTCAGCTATCAGCCCGTCGCCTTCAGTGGTCACGGTGACAGTGCTCGCGCGTGAGGGCAGCGGCATGGCGAGTGATGAGTTGCTGGCCGTGGTTAGCGCTGCGCTCAATGACGAAGACGTGCGCCCGGTTGCTGACCGGGTGACGGTGCAGTCAGCGCACATTGTGAATTATGAAATCGTGGCCGAGCTGTACCTCTATCCGGGGCCGGAAGCGGAGCCGATCCGCGCCGCCTCTGAGGCAAAGCTCGCCGCCTACGTTACCGCGCAGAAGCGCCTCGGCCGAGACATTCGCCTGTCTGCGCTGTATGCCGCAATGCACGTTGAGGGCGTGCAGCGCGTCAACCTGATTAAGCCATCGGCTGATGTGGTACTCGACAAAACGCAGGCCGCTTACTGCACAGGCTACACGCTGACAGTGGGAGGATCGGATGAGTGATCGCCTGCTGCCGACCGGCTCGTCAGCGCTTGAGATTGCTGCCGCCGAGGCGCTGGCAAGCCCCGGCGCGATGAGCGTGCCGCTGCGCCAGTTATGGAATCCGCAAACCTGCCCGGTGGCGCTCCTGCCCTATCTGGCGTGGGCGTGGTCGGTTGACCGCTGGGATTCAGCCTGGCCTGAATCGACTAAGCGCGCCGTGGTTGCCGCCTCGCAGTACGTGCACCGGCACAAGGGCACTATCGGGGCAATCCGCCGTGTCGTTGAGCCGCTGGGCTATCTCATCAAGATAATTGAGTGGTGGAAAACCAACGAAGTGCCAGGCACGTTCCGGCTGGACGTGGGCGTACTCGATACCGGCATTACCGAGGAAATGTATAACGAGCTGGAGCGCCTGATAGCTGACGCCAAGCCCTGCAGCCGTCACCTTATCGGCCTGTCCATTAATCTCGATGCTAACGGCACTCTGCCGGTCGCCGTTGCCAGCTACAGCGGCGACGAGCTGACTGTTTACCCTTACACCCCTGAACTTATCAGCGTCGGCGGGCCGGTCTATTCTGGCGCGGCGGTGCATCTTATTGACCTGACGGAAGTGAGCGCATGACGACAAAATATTTTGCCCTGCTGACCAATCAGGGCGCGGCTAAGCTGGCGAACGCCGCCGCACTCGGCACGAAAGTGAACATCGCCTCTATGGGTGTCGGCGATGGTGGCGGCACGCTGCCGACGCCTGACGCGGCACAGACAAAGCTCATCGGCGAGAAACGCCGGGCGCAGCTTAATTCCCTGACCGTTGACGCGGCAAACAGCAGTCAGATTATCGCCGAGCAAATTATCCCGGAAAGCGAGGGCGGTTTCTGGATCCGCGAAATCGGCCTGTATGACGCCGACGGCGTGCTGATTGCCGTTGCTAACTGCCCGGAAACCTATAAGCCGCAACTGGCTGAAGGCAGCGGGCGGACGCAGACCGTGCGCATGATTTTAATCGTGAACAGCACAACGGCCGTGACGCTGAAGATTGACCCGTCAGTGGTGCTGGCAACGCGCAAATATGTTGATGATGCTGTGATCGAGGTGAAAGCCTACGCTGACAGCGTAATGAAAAGTCATACCGATGCTAAAAACCCACACAGCCAGTACCTGCAGATCGCAAGCGCCCTGGCAGAAATCAAAGACGCCGGGCTGGTTGCTGACGTTCTTAAAAACCTCGGTTTAACAGAAAAGTTTTCCGGGCGTTTAATTGGCTGCCAGATTTTTACCACGCCGGGCGCGATCAACTACAAGCCTACGCCCGGAACGAAACGCATCAGGGTTATCCTGACGGGCGGCGGCGGCAGAGGTTACGGCTATCTCGGATGGGGTAGCGGCTTAACAAGCCGTGGCGCAGGTGGCGGCGCGGGCGGAACGGCCATCGCATTGCTAAACGTGGTCGACACCAAAACTTACCCCGGCGTGGTAGGTCGTGGCAGCGATGAAACCCTGCCTGCTACAAGCAGCACATTCAACGGCCTGCTAACTGCGGGCAACGGTGTTAATACTTCGTCGGGTGATGCGGGCGGCGCGGGCGGAACAGCTGTAGGCGGTGATTTGAATATTCAGGGTGGTGACGGCAGCGATGCGCCAGGCCTTATCTCGACAAGCACAAACCCTTATCGGGGCGGTTCTGGTGATGGCGGTGTAAGTTACTGGGGTGGCGGCAAGCGAAGCGGGGACGGTAATTTATCTGGTAAAGGAAAAACCTTTGGGGCTGGAGGTGGCGGTAATACCCGAACCGATCCCTTTATTGGCAACTACGGTTCGGACGGCGTTATTTATATTGAGGAGTTCAGTTGATGAAAACTTATGCCCGCATCGAGAATCAGCGCGTCGCGGAAATCGTCGCGCTGAATGTGAAGCCTGAAAAACTCTACCACCCGTCGCTGGTATGGGTGGATATCACCGCGCTGTCCGAACAGCCCGATATAAATTATCGCTACAGTGACGGCGTCTTTACTGCCCCGGTAACAGATGCTGAAAATGCGGCGCTGATTGCCAGCAGCAGACTGGCAGCTGAAATGGATGAGGCAAGCCGGGTCATTGCGCCGCTGCAGGATGCAATTGATATCAGTATTGCGACAGATGAGGAGATCACCCGCCTGGCAGAGTGGAAGCGATACCGGGTAGAGCTAAGCCGGATTAGCATATCGAAAGCTCCAGATATTAGTTGGCCTAAAATGCCAGTAATATAGCTTATAAAGATTATCTAGCTTTTGGTTGCATTGTTAAACCTATAGTAATTAGCATAGCACAAGAGTTTGTTAGCTGACGATCAAATAACCAGCCAGCTAACAAGGGGGTTAGGTTTAAGTCTTGCTCCCTAAGCTCTTTATTTCTTTGAAATCAGCGATGGGTTTGTCATGAAGATCAATAATATAATTTGACATTATTTTATTACCCCTATAACGCTTCTTTAGTTTTTTCATGTAACGATCAACTATGTTACTGACTGCATCTGTCTCCTCGGTAACATGTGCTATGCCTAACTCAATAAGAATATCTATATCATTTTTTTCAATTAAGCGATCAAAAGAGTTTTCGTTTCCCATCTCATTAAGTGTTGATGCTATAAAAAATAGAGAGTATTTTTCTTGCTCACTTAAATTAACTGTTTTCAAAATTTGATTAGATGCGTAATCTAACGATTTCTTAAAATAATCATATGCGAAATTATTGAAGAAAGATTTGGTAAATATGCAAAGCAACGCGATTGGAGGAAACTGGCGCAACTGTTCAATTTCATTTCCTTTAACAATATCATTATACATTTTACCAGCTTCCAAGTAAGTAGAAAGGACTCCTTTCTCAATCTCGCTATAGGGCGTCAAATAAGCTGCCAAATAAAGATTTCCGTTTGCAAATAGCCTTGAAAATCGGTATTCGTCATTAGTTGGTTGAATTGCATTTATTTGTTGAATCGAAGATTCGCTATCGCGTAATAAGCCAAGATAGAAGAAGTAACTATTTGTCCAGTACATGCTGTAAATTTTTTCATCAAGCGTTACACTTCCTTTTCGGCGGAGGCTTTCAGCATAGAAGTACTCCATGAATGATCGGTGCACGAAAGAAAAAGTATTCTTCTTATAATCAACACTGGCAACTTCACTTCTATTCAATATTCTATTAAGTACTTTATCGATGTCTACCTCGATGTTTCTTCGCCCTAGGTAATCCAAATAAATATCCTGCACTTCATTAACAGACATGCAGACTAAAGAATTGTTCATCATAAATTCAGATATATTCATTAATACATTGTGAATTATCTCATATTCTGTTTGAGACATAATTCCTTTAGATGTATCCCATCTTCCCAAAACGACTTCTGTATATTTTGCATATAGCTCAGTCATTGTTGAGGGTAGTTCTTTGACTTCATCTGTTAGTATTCTGGCTAATAGTATCGCACTAATAGGTGTTCTGGGGATAAATTTAAATAAAGGAGTCTTTTCAATGCCAACTAACAATTTCTTGGATATAATTTCATTTGAGCAGATTTTATCCACGAGTGATATAATTTGCCGAATGCTCAACGGAACTATAGAATAACGAGTAAATATACTATCTATAGCTTCATAGTCTTGCAGTGAGTCCATTGTTCGCGCAGTCACTAATAACTTATAGTTATCTTCAATATTAACAAGCGCGGTTATTTTTTTTAAAGTTGTAATTCTATCACTATAATTTTCCCTAACTTCATCAACGCCATCAATGATAACAAGCGTATTCCTATTCTTAGGTATTTTAAAGTGATCAAGCTTTGCTTCAATTATAGATTTAAGGTTTTCCGCATCGTGCACAACTTCAGAATAATGAAAAAAGACAGGAACCCAGCCAGCGTCTTCGTCATCTTCAATAATTGTCTTCTGCCTTTTGACCAGTTGCTTGATTAAAGTGCTTTTCCCAGAACCAACGTGGCCCTCTAAGAAAATAAACTTCTCCTTGTTTATTGCTGTGGATAATTTTTCATGAGTTGTTTTGTTTTTACGCTTTGACTCATTAATCACTTGCCTTTCTATTACACTATTCGATTCAAGTGCACCAAAAAATGTATTTTCTTTACCTGTCGCAAAATGCAGTTCTAACTCCGTGAAATACCTTCCATATTTTATGGAGCTATAATCCCAAAACTCTTGATAAAACTTATCAATAAGCTCGCAAACTTTCTGCCCATTTAAAAATTTAATGTTGGTGCTTTTGTTTTTTATATGAATTTTTTCTTCAGCATTTGTTGATATTGTTGAGTTATTAACCACCCAAATTTCGTTAAGATTGATATTTTTTTTGCCTGAAGATATTAATCGAGGGTAAATGATGCACTCATCGATTTGTCTTTCAACTTCGGTATGATTCTGAGTTATCTTTCCAACCTTGCATATTACTCCCACATAAGTTTCCTCACCAAGAGTGGGGTCAACTTTTACTAAAACAAAATCGGCGCCCTTTTCACTGGGACCTTGTTTACATTCAACTGATGTAACACCAGGTAGTTTTTTAAATAATTCAAATAAAACTGGCTGGAAATCATTTACTTCATGGCTTAAAGATTCGATTTTTTTTAGTTTGTCCGTACCCATTTTTTTCCTCTAAATAATTCAAAGCCGTTGTAGGTATTATTGAGATGGTTAGTTATTTTTTTATATTTTTCAGATTTGGTTTGATAATGGTTATGTAGAACATTTCGGCAAATATCGAGAGGATGAAAATTATAGCTATAACGCCATAACTCAACGATTCCAAACTATTTTCAGTAGTGGAATACTTTACAGTAGATAATACAGTTACAAACGCGACAGCAATAGAAATCACATTGTAATAGTCTATCGATACTTGCGATATTTGCATTGGTTCAGCTATTTCTTTCATAAAGTTGAATGCAGGCAAAACCGTAAGTAATAGTGATGTTATTGCGAAAGCCAGGGCAATATTGCTGTCACCAAGAAAATAAATCAGGATAAAGGGGGTTGACAAAAAAATTGCTATTAAAATCAATTTCTTTGAGAGCATTTTGGAAGCGTTAGTCATTCTCATCCCTTTGTAAGCATCGACTGGATAAATGTTTTTTAAAAAAATTGTTTCAAAATGAGCACTTACTTTGCAAAAATATATCAAATTTTTTAATAAAATCAATTAATTTTTCCTCTAAGGCAACCTTGAGAGAAAGCATTGCTCATCAGCATAAATAATTGAATTAAAACAATATTTTCCTCATTTGCGTGATAGTTAAAACATATCTCTTTGTACCAAGCCAGAAAAGGATCTGTTCAATCAAGATAATAATATTTTTGCAGGGTGCGCTTAGATTCATATCTTTTGATGTTGAATTCTTTATTGTTGTTTGTGAATTCTGGATTACCGTTAAAATGTCCATTTGATAAGTTAAAAGTGCGCCTACCTACTCGTGTAGAAGTTCGACCGATTCGGCAAAAGTATGCGTCACCTGGTCATGCTGACGGAGGATCTGCGCGAACGTGGCGTTAACTTCCGTAGCCTGACCGACAGCATTGATACCAGCACGCCGATGGGCCGGTTTTTCTTTCACGTCATGGGTGCGCTGGCTGAGATGGAACGCGAGCTGATAATAGAGCGCACGCGCGCCGGGCTGGCCGCTGCGCGGGATAAAGGGCGCATCGGCGGCAGACGTCGCGTAATGACGCCGGACGTTATCGGCCGCGCTGAAAGAATGCTGGCGAACGGCGCAACGCTGCAGCAGATTGCGCTTGTGCTGGAGGTATCAGTAAAAACCCTTTACCGGTACATACCGGCCGACAGGCAGCGCCAGATTATTAATTCTGTCTGCTGACTGACCAGCAAACCCCCATCAGATGCACTGCAAAACCTGACCTGACACCCTGAGCACACCCTCAAAACGGAGTGCATCAGATGTCTGATTATCATCATGGTGTCCGCGTCGTCGAACTCAACGACGGCACGCGCACCATTACAACCGTATCAACCGCAATCGTCGGCATGGTCTGCACCGCGCAGGATGCGGATGCGGCAACCTTCCCGCTGAATACGCCGGTACTTATCACCAACGTGCAGGGCGCTGTCGGTAAGGCGGGTAAAAAAGGTACGCTTGCCGCCGCGCTGCAGGCTATTGCAGACCAGTCAAAACCCGTGACCGTCGTCGTGCGCGTGGCTGAAGGTGCCGACGAAGCCGAAACCACGTCCAATATCATCGGCGGCACGGATGAAAACGGCCAGTATACCGGCATGAAAGCGCTGCTCGCCGCGCAGACACAGCTCGATGTTAAGCCGCGCATTCTCGGCGTGCCGGGGCTGGACTCACTGGCAGTGGCAACCGCGCTTGCCAGCATCGCGCAGCAGCTGCGCGCCTTTGCCTACGTCTCAGCGTGGGAATGTAAAACCATTTCCGAAGCCCGCCTGTATCGCCAGAACTTCAGCCAGCGTGAGCTGATGGTTATCTGGCCTGATTTTCTTGCGTGGAACACCGCGACCAGTAAATCCGACACGGCCTATGCAACTGCCCGTGCGCTGGGCCTGCGCGCCAGAATCGACAATGACACAGGCTGGCATAAAACCCTGTCTAACGTCGGCGTAAACGGCGTGACCGGTATTTCCGCATCGGTGTTCTGGGATCTGCAGCAGACCGGCACTGACGCCGACCTGCTCAACGAGGCCGACGTCACCACGCTGATCCGTAAAGACGGTTTCCGCTTCTGGGGCAACCGCACCTGCAGCGATGACCCGCTGTTTCAGTTTGAGAACTACACCCGCACCGCGCAGGTGCTGGCCGACACGATGGCCGAGGCGCACATGTGGGCGGTTGATAAGCCGCTGACGCCGGTTCTGGTGCGCGAGATTATCGCGGGCATCAATGCGAAGTTCCGCGAGCTGGTTAACGCCGGTTATCTGCTGGGTGCATCCGCCTGGTATGACGAAAGCGCCAACGATAAAGACACCCTGAAGGCGGGCAAGCTCTTTATCGATTACGACTATACGCCGGTTCCGCCGCTGGAAGATTTAACCCTGCGCCAGCGCATTTCCGACAAATATCTGGCGAACTTCGCCGCGTCCGTAAACAGCTAAGGAGCCGGGTAAATGGCACTGCCACGCAAACTGAAGGGCATGAACCTTTTTAACAACGCTCACAGCTATCAGGGCGTCGTCACCGCCGTGACCCTGCCTAAGCTGGCGCGCAAGCTCGACCCGTTCCGCGCAGGCGGCATGAGCGGCGCGGCCTTTATTGATAACGGTCTGGAAGATGACGCGCTCGATGTTGAATGGAGCATCGGCGGCATCGATGAGCTGGTACTCACGCAGTGGGGCGCGTCTGACATCCCCCTGCGCTTTACCGGCTCTTACCAGCGCGACGATACCGGCGAGGAAATCGCGGTAGAGATTGAGGTGCGCGGTAAGCATCAGTCGTTTGACTTCGGCGAAGCCAAACAGGGTGAAGACACCGAAACCAAAATCACCAGTAAAAACACCTATTACAAGCTGACCTTTAACGGCAAAGAGCTGATCGAAATCGACACCATCAACATGGTGGAGAAGGTTAACGGCGTTGACCGTCTTGAGCAGCGCCGTAAAAACCTCGGCCTGGTATAAACCCTGACGCCAGCGCCCGTCGCTGGCTTTAACTGACTACAGTGAACAGAGAATAATCATGGAAAAGAAAGATAACGTTGTTGAGTTTGAAGCCCCGCTGCTGCGCGGCGAAACCGAAATCAAAAGTGTGGAGCTGATTAAGCCGACGGCCGGAAGCCTGCGCGGCGTGCGCCTGGCCGATCTGTGCCAGTCGGATGTTGACGCACTGCTGACCGTGCTGCCCCGCATTACCCTGCCAGCACTGACAAAGGCCGAGTGTAACGCGCTTGATCCGGTTGACCTGATTGCGCTGGGCGGCAGGGTGATCGGTTTTTTGCAGTCGAAGTCGGACGAATAGACTGGCCTAGCGGCCTGACGGTCAACGACCTGATGGCCGACATTGCCACGATATTTCACTGGCACCCCTCCGAGATGTACGACATGCCGCTGGCCGAGCTGATGGACTGGCGGCATAAAGCCTTTATCCGCAGCGGAGCAACCCCGGATGAGCAATAACCTCAAGGTGCAGGTGCTGCTGAATGCGGTAGACAAAGCCTCGCGCCCCTTCAACGCTGTGCAGACTGCCGCTAAAAATCTGTCGTCTGACATACGCCAGACGCAGACGACGATTAAGGAGCTGGATGCGCAGGCCGGGAAAATTGACGGCTTCCGCAAGGCCAGCGCTCAGCTGGCCGTCACGCAGCAGAGCCTCAAAGACGCTAAGCAGGAGGCGGCCGCGCTTGCCGTGCAGTTTAAAAACACGGAGCGCCCGACGACACAGCAGGCCCGCGCACTGGAAAAGGCCCGGCAGGCGGCGGCTGAGCTGCAGACCAAAACCAACAGCCTGCGCCTTTCGGTGCAGCAGCAGCGCGAGGCGCTTAACGCGGCGGGGATTTCAACCAAAGCCCTGAGCAGCGAGCAGCAGCGCCTGAAATCCGCCTCGGCGCAGGCAACCGTCAGCCTGAGTCGTCAGAAAATGGAGTTGCAGCGGCTGAATGCACAGCAGGAGCGTCTGAACCAGACAAGCGAGCGCTACCGTAAAGGCCAGGAGCTGTCAGGCAAGGTGCGCAATATGGGCGCAGCCGGTATCGGTGCCGCCACGGTCGGCGGCATGGCTGCTACGTCGCTGCTGATGCCGGGGTTTGATTTCGCACAGAAGAACTCCGAGCTGCAGGCCGTGCTCGGCGTGGGAAAAGAATCGCCGGAAATGAAAGCCCTGCGTGCGCAGGCGCGTCAGCTGGGTGATACAACGGCCGCGTCTGCCGATGATGCAGCAGGTGCGCAAATCGTTATCGCCAAAGGCGGCGGCGATGCCGCTGCCGTTCAGGCAGTTACGCCGGTTACGCTCAACATGGCGCTGGCAAACAAACGCACAATGGAGGAAAACGCCGGGCTGCTGATGGGGATGAAATCAGCCTTCCAGCTTTCAAACGATAAGGTGGCGCACATCGGCGACGTGCTGTCGATGACCATGAATAAAACGGCCGCTGACTTTGACGGGCTGAGCGATGCACTGACCTACGTCGCCCCGGTAGCGAAAAATGCGGGCGTCAGCATCGAGCAGGCGGCAGCGATGGTCGGCGCTTTACACGATGCCAAAATCACCGGCTCAATGGCCGGTACGGGAGGCCGCGCCGTGCTGAGCAGGCTGCAGGCACCGACCGGCGAATCATTCAAGGCTATCAAAGAGCTGGGTATTAAAACGGCAGACGGCAAAGGAAATACCCGCCCGATCTTCACCATCCTGAAAGAAATGCAGGCGAGTTTTGATAGTCACAAGCTGGGAACGGGCCAGCGCGCCGAGTACATGAAAACCATTTTCGGCGAGGAGGCCAGCTCATCGGCCGCCGTGCTGATGACCGCCGCCTCAACCGGCAAGCTCGACCAGCTGACCGCCACGTTTAAAGCCTCTGATGGCAAAACCGCCGAACTGGTCCAGGTCATGCAGGATAATCTCGGCGGCGACCTGAAAGAGCTGCAGTCTGCTTATGAGGCTATCGGCACCGACCTGTTTGATCAGAACGACGGCAGCCTGCGCACGCTTACCCAGGACACGGCGGCGCTGCTTCTGAAGGTGGATGGCTGGATTAAGGCTAACCCGGAGCTGGCTGGCGGTATCGCAAAAGTGGTAATTGGCGGGCTGATGTTAGCCGGGGCGCTGGGCGCCATCGGGCTGGTAGCCTGGCCGGTGATTGCGGGCGTGAATACCCTGATTGCCGGGGCGGGCTTCCTCGGCACGGCATTCAGCATTGCGGGCGGAGCCATTACGGCCGCGCTCGGCGCTATCACGCTGCCGGTTCTGGCCGTCGCGGCGGTAATCGTGGCCGGGGCGCTACTGGTGCGGAAATACTGGGAACCCATCAGCGCCTTTATCGCGGGCATGGCTGAAGGATTTAGCGCAGCGATGGGGCCGATCAGTGATTCCTTCGGTTCGCTGAAGCCGGTTTTTGAGTGGGTAGGTGGCAAGGTCAAGGAGCTGTGGGACTGGTTCGGCAAACTGCTGGAGCCGGTGAAATCCACGCAGACCGAACTTGCCGCCGCCGGAGACATGGGTAAGAAGTTCGGCAACATGCTGGCCGAGGCGCTGAAAATCCCGAGTCACGCGCTCGATCAGCTTATGGGCGGCATCAACTGGGTGCTGGATAAGCTCGGCATTATCGACACGAAATCCGATGGTCTGAAAGACAAAGTCCCGTCCCCGGATCCGGTAGCGACCGGCGGCGCGGGCGCAGATACCGGCGGGCTGCAATACAACATCGCCTACGGTGGCGCGCCTTACCGCCCGGTTTCAGCCCCGTCAGCCGGTGGCGGATTCACCGACCGCAGCCAGAATACTTATCAGTATGAAATCAACATGCATGAGGGTATGACCAAAGATGACGCAATGGCGCTGATGGCGCAGCACCAGGCTAAAGAGCAGCGCAACCGCCAGGCACAGAACCGCAGCAAAATGGGCTGGGAGGATTAACCGATGATGATGATTTACGGCATGATGCCGTTTATGCGACAGACCCTGCCTTACGGGGATATGCAGCAGAATATCGACTACCGCTGGCCCACTAACAGCCGGTTCGGGCAGCGTCCGTCGGCGCAGTTTATCGGTCCGGGCGATGAAAAAATTACGCTTTCCGGTGAGCTGCGCCCGGAAATCACAGGCGGCTCGGTGTCGCTGATGACCGTCCGCCTGATGGCCGACGAGGGGATGGCATGGCCGCTGATTGGCGGCAGCGGCATGATTTACGGCATGTACGTGATCGAGAGTATTTCTAACACCTTCAGCGAGTTCTACCCCAACGGAACGGCCAGCAAAATCATGTTTACCCTGAGCCTTAAGCGCGTGGATGAGTCGCTTACCTCTATGTTTGGAGATCTGAAGAAACAGGCTGACGGGCTCATCAGCGGCTCAAGCAATCTGCCAGGGCAGCTCACGTCAGCAATTGACGGCGTGAAGTCGGCGGCCGGTAGCCCGATTTCAACCGCAGGGGGGCTGCTCGGATGATCGGGATAAGCAGCCTGCCGGTGCAGGCCGGGGCGCAGCTGACGCCGGATTTCATGCTGAAGGTTAACTCTAAAGACGTCACAACCAATATCCGGGATCGCCTTATCTCTATGACGCTGACCGATAATCGCGGCTTCGAAGCTGACCAGCTGGACATTGAGCTGGACGACGCCGACGGTCAGCTGGCAATGCCGGTTCGCGGCGCAGTGATTACGCTGTTTCTCGGCTGGAAAGGCCAGACGCTGTTCGGTAAAGGTAATTTCACCGTTGATGAGGTTGAGCACCACGGCGCGCCGGACACCATGACAATCCGCGCCCGCAGCGCTGATTTCCGTGGCTCGCTCAATTCCCGCCGGGAGGTGTCCTATCACGATACAACCCTGGGGGAAGTCGTCACGCAGATAGCCGCGCGCAATAACTTAAAGCCCAGGCTGGCCGATGGCTTCGCCGGAATTGCCGTGGCCCACATCGACCAGACGCAGGAGACTGACGCTAAATTCCTGACGCGACTAGCCACACTTTACGGCGCTATTGCGGCAGTAAAGGCCGGGCGGCTTCTGTTTATTAAGCCCGGTAACGGCGTCACTGCCAGCGGCAAGCCGATTCCGCAGATGACTATCATGCGGCAGGATGGCGACCGGCACAGCTTCAGCATTGCCGACCGAGGCGCATACACGGGCGTCTCTGCGAGCTGGCTGCATACCAAAGACCCGAAGCCAAAGAAAGTTAAGGTGAAGCGTAAGCCGAAGGTAAAGCACCTGCGCGCGCTGGAGCACCCCGCGGCTAAAAAGAAAAAGACGACTGCGACCAAAACACCGGAGGCCAGAGAGGGCGATTATCTCGCAGGGACTGAAGACAACATTTTTACGCTGACGACCGTATATGCGACGAAAGCGGCAGCAATGCGGGCAGCTAAAGCAAAGTGGGATAAGCTGCAGCGCGGCGTCGCTGAGTTTTCGCTCACGCTCGCAATGGGCCGCGCCGACCTGTACCCGGAGACGCCGGTCAGGGTGAGCGGCTTTAAATCAGTGATCGATGCGCAGCCGTGGATTATCAGTAAGGTGACGCATAGCCTGAGCGGCAGCGGGTATACAACCACGCTTGAGTTTGAAGTGCTGCTTTCAGTTATTGAATATCAGTCAGAAACAGAGGGTGAAACGGAAACTGCTTAATTCGGGTGTAATTTGCAAAACACGATTTGCATATTCAAACTAAGTGGCTCTCCCCTGCCCTTTTTGAGGATACTGATAATGATGCACTGCCCTTTATGCCAGACAGCAGCCCACGCAAAAAGTAGCCGCTATGTTTCAAAAGAAACAAAAGAACGTTATCACCAGTGCCAGAATATTAATTGCAGCTGCACATTCAAAACGCACGAGACCGTGACTGGAATGATTGTCTCGCCAGGGCAAATCAATAAGGTGCCACTCTACACCAGCCAACAGCAACCTTCCCTTCTGCATTAATTTAGCCCGCTCAGCGGGCTTTTTCATGTTTGAAAATCCATAATCAAACATTGAATACTGGTTTTATATACAGTAGCTTAATCCCCTTTTATCAAGGGGGACTGCATGGCAATAAGGAAATTAAATACAGGTAAGTGGCTCTGCGAGTGCTATCTCAATGGAAGGGATGGTAAACGAGTGAGACGACAGTTCAGGACCCGTGCCGAAGCCATTGCCTTTGAGCAATACACTCAGGACGAAATGAAGGCTAAACCCTGGCTGGCTGAGAAAGAGGATAACCGCAAGCTTAGCGAACTTATCGAGCTATGGTACAAACTGCACGGTTGCTCGCTAAGTGACAGAAAAGGCCGACTCGGCAAACTCAATATTATTTGCAATGGCATGGGAAACCCCGTTGCTGCCTCTATCACTTCGAAGGATTGGGCACATTATCGGGATCGGCGTTTACAGGGCCTCATACAGAACGGATACAAAACCAGTGATAAATCGTTAAAGGTCTCACCGGGTACCATTAACTGTGAACATGCATTCCTTCGCGCTCTTTTCAATGAGCTGGAACGGCTTGGCGAAATCAGCTACCCCAACCCACTTAAAAATATACGGGAGTTTGATCAGCCAGAAAAAGAAATGGCATGGTTGACAGAAACCCAGATACAAACGCTTTTTGCCGCCTGCAAAGTTCACGATAACCCTGATCTGACGCTGATTATCAAAATCTGCCTTTCAACCGGGTGCCGGTGGAGTGAAGCCGCGAATCTTAAAGCCTCACAATTGTCTCCAAACAAAATCACCTTCATCAATACCAAAGGCAAAAAGAACCGCTCGGTACCCATAGACAACGCCCTGTATAACGAATTAAAAGACAAAGAGGGCCGTTTTTTTGCAGAGTGCTATCGCCAGTTTTATCGGGTCATTCGCCTGGCCGGTATTGAATTACCCGAAGGCCAGATGAGCCATGTACTACGCCATAGCTTTGCCAGTCACTTTATGATGGCCGGTGGAAATATCATTGTGCTGCAGCGTATTCTCGGGCATTCCGATATCAGGGTGACGATGCGTTATGCGCACTTCTCGCCTGACCACCTTGAGGATGCAATTCACTGCAATCCGCTGGCGTTGATGGCGAAGAAAAATGGCGACAAAGTGGCGGCACAGAGTCCAGCAGAGTAGAACAGAAGGCAACAGGGTGGCATTTAACTCTTTGATTTTAATCTAAGATGTTGTTTTTAAATGCCAACCAAAAAAAGACCGAATACGATTCCTATATTCGGTCCAGGGAAATGGCTCTCAAGGAGCCGTGCGCTAAAAGTTGGCATTTATGAAGGCGATGTCGCCTTGCCATTTAACATTAGAACAGCGCGGTGGAATTGCCAGCAAACGGGAGGCGCAGGACCATAAACCGGATCAGTTTGTGATCGCAACGGCAAAAAAGAGGGGTTGGGCGCAGCGCGATGCTGCACCCGACAGGTTTATTTACCGCACAGCGCCTGGGTGCGCTCAACAATCGGCTGCAGACTCATCATCTGGCCCGGATGCGCTTTGTCTTCGGCCTGGATCACGCTGATCGGCTGCGCTTTCACCTGTTTGTTTTTGAACAGTGTGTCGGCGATATCGTTCAGGGGGTATGTCATCAGCGTGCTCGGATTGATGGCAAACATCGCACCATCTTTCTCACAGGTCAGCATCACCTCTTCACGGTTAAACGGCCACTTCTCTTTACCGATCTCAAAGCGGCTGACGGTAATGATTTGTGCCGCCAGCGCCTGGCCGC